GGCTAGATGGAATGGAGACCCGGTGGTTGACCTGATACGTGTACTGAATTTCATACGTCCACTGGTCGGTCCCGGCCGCCGGCGGGTGCGGGATGTCGGTCTCGTCCTGGAGAATCGCGGCCAGCACGAAATCGTCCTGATAGCTCTGGAGATCGAGCCGGATGGCCTGGCCGATCTGGTCCGCATTGCCCTCGCTGTAGGCCCAGACGCTGACCTCGACCTGGGCCTGGCTGCCGCCATCGGAGCCCAGCAGATGATGCGAGAAAGGCCGGTCGGGGATGGTGTACGTGATGACCGGCCCGCCGGTGAGCCTCGCCGTCTGCGGCAAAGGACCGACGAACACACGCAGCCCCCGGCGTGCCAGCGTGGCCCGCATGAATTCGTGTATCGTCAGCAATGATCAGGCACCGGGGCGGAAGGCTACACGGTGAAGCATGAGGTAATCGGTCGAGACCTGGTAAAGCCACTGGTCGGACCCGGCCAGGGGCGGCGACGGAAGATCGATCTGGCCCTGGAGAATAGAGGCCATGATGTCTACCTCGTTGACCACGCCCTGGAAACCGTCCCAGGAATCGCGGATAGCCTGGGCAATCGCGCTCGAGGTTTGCTGGTTGATCGCGTGTGCGCTCATCTGCACGCGGGCCGTGCTGCCGCCGTCGCTGCCGCCGAGGACCATTCCATAGGGCCGCGAGACGATGAAGTAAGTCACTGCCGGGCCCTCGAGCAAGGAGACGGATTGCGGCAACGCCCCGAAATAGATCCGCGAACCCACCAGATCGGTGATTGCGGGCATCGACGTGAGCCGCGAATAGACCGCCTGGCGGATCTGTTTCGACCGCGGCAGCGGCCCAGGCAATCCCGCGCCGTCGAAGGGCTGAAAGATCGTACTGGCAATGGCCAGTATATCCATCAGCTGGCCGCGCTCCTCGTCTGGTTGCCGGCCCCGTCATCCGTGTAATTCTGCGTCGTCCTGACCGTGCTGCCGTCGTCGGCATACGTCTTGATGGTCAGATCCGAAACCGTCTTGCTCGATCCCTTGAACCATAGCCGCCAGATCGCCACGAGCATCTGGGGCCAGGTCGTCGCCACGCCGCCCGGATCGGTCGCCGCGATGGCGTCGAGGCCGCCAGCCGCCAGGCTGAAGCCTGTCTTGTCGGTCAGGCCCGAGACGGTATCGACCGCGGTGACATGGGCCAGCGTTCCCGAGGGAGTGAGCCAGTCGCCCTTGCCGTTGAGCGCCGCGGGCGCGATCCCCGCCGCATTGATCCAGCCGGCCGGGAGTGGCGGCAGGTCCGTGAGCGTGCGGTTGACGTAGGACCAGACGTCAGCAGCCGTGAGACCGGAACCGCCGCCGCCGCTGCCGGCAATCGTCGTGCCCGAAAGGTTGACCGTGCTGGCAGGGTTCGCGACATGGCCCCAATCGATCGCCACCGCACCGCCGTTGATCGTGATCGCCGAGCCAATGCGCCCTAGTAGCGTCGTCGTGCCGGCCGTATCCGTGCCCGCGTAAGTGCTCCAGTCGCCCTTACCGTTGAGCGCCCCGGCCGCGATAGCCGCGGAGTTGATCCAGCCGGCCGGCGCGGTGACTCCCAGGCTCGTGAGCCAGTCGCCCTTACCGCTCAGTGCCCCGGCCGCGATCCCGGCCGCCGTCAGCCAGTTATTGGGAATCGTCGGTAAGCCCGTAAGCGTCCGCGTGCCGGCCGCCCAGACGAGCGTGGCCGGGTCCTGGCCCGCCACGTAGCTCACCACCTGAACCGAAGCTGTAGGCGTGATGTCAAAAGTTGAGGACGCATCCGGTGTTGTCGTCCATGCCGGGCTCACCGTCGCCACTCTGCCCGTCGTGTAATTCGTGACGATCCGGGACTGGCCCGCGCCCGTCCCGGTCAGGATATTCAGCACGTCCCACTGGTAAGCCTGCGCCACCGCCGAGGCCGAAGCGTCCAGCGTGGCCGTCGTCCCAGTCGCCGCCGTCAGGTTCACCGTCCCCGAAACCGGGTAGATTGCCCCCGTGCTGCCCCCCCCGGCAGTCCGGAGCTGCTTGCCCGTCGAGTTATTCAGATTATGCGTCGCGCCGGTGTTCACCTCGTCCCACACCGCCGATGCGATCTGGGCCGCCGTGGGCACCGCCGCCGCCGCCGCCAGGTCGAAGCTGCCCACAACCTCGCCCACGACGGAGGTGCCGCCCACCGTGCCGGTCGTGATCACCGCCTCGAAGTGGCCGCTATTGGTGTAGAAGGCGGCATCAGCCGAGGTATCGATCGTGACGTGGTTCAGCCCGGTGACACTGTCGAAATCTGCGATCAGCGTTACACCTGCGATACTCTGCGTGGTGCTCGCATCCTTGTACACGCTCACGACCGGCGAGCCGCCCAGCGTGGTGGGGACACCCGAGGTATTGCGCGTGGTGAATTTGATAAACAGCGTGCCGCCCGCGACCCCCGCCGAGCCGGAACCCAGCAGCGCGACATTGAGCGGCGAGGTGCTGAGAATGGCCCGGTTCACGGCCGGATCGCCTCGATGTAACCGCGCTGTGCGTTGAACGTGTCGCTCGTCGCTACCAGCGCGCCGACCGCCTCGTTGAGCGCCAGGGCATCGGTCCATGGCGCGATCGTCGCGCAGTCCGCATCCGTGATGTTGTTCTCGGCCGGGCTCGCTCCCGTGGCGTAGGCGTTCGCGTCCCACTCTTCCTTGAGACCGGCCAGGAGGTTCACCTGGTTCACGAACACATCAACGGCATCGATGTATCGACGGATGAACGCCGATTTTTTCTGCGCGAGATCGGCCATTTTAATTGCTCCCTACTACGAACCAGGCGCCCGCTCTGGCAATCAGCCGCACGTATTTGTTCTGCCCCGTCAGCGTCAAGCTCGTCGCTCCCCCGCCGAACACATCGGTGCCCGATCGGCTGATCGTCACCAGATTGGCCGAAGCATCGGTCTTGAAGATGATGAACTCCTGATTGAGCACCGCGCCCGAGGCGCCCGGCAGCGTCATGGTCAAGGCTCCCGAGCTGCAATTGCAGGCGACGAACGTATCGGCCGCCGTCATCGTGTAGTTGGCCGTCCGGGTGACGCCGGCGTCATTCCATGTCTGGAACCACGTACCGTCGCCGCGCAGGCGAGTCAGTGCACTCGGCGTGCCCGTGCCCAGATTGGCCGGCGCGATCAGCGAGCCTTGCCAGGTGCCCGTAGCGATCACGCCCAGCGTGGTGATCGCGGTCGAGCCCGGCCACGAGGCCAGGTTGCTGACCTGGGAGGTCGTGATGGTGCCGGTGATGGTACCCGCCGTGGTCGCGGTGGCCACCGGACCCGTGATCTTCGAGCCGGCCAGTGAGCTGATCCAGGGGGGATCAATGTAACTCGCGGCCGTGGAGACCGAGTTCGTTTCCAGCGTGTTGACCGCTGTCTCGATCGTCTTCGCCAGGCCATCGGTCCAACGCACGTCGACCCTGTCATCGACCACGAAATCATGGTCCGTGGTCCCCTCGATCGGCCCCGAGATCGTCAGGGTGTCGCCATTGCGTGCCGTCGCGTTGAGGATGATCGAGAACTCATCCGGTGTGCCGTAGGTGCTGGCCCTGATTACAGTCACCGTCAGCGGAAACACGGTGCCGAACTTCACGCCCGTGCCCGCGTCGAGCGCGAGCGTATGCGAGCCCGCCGTGTAGGGAGCCGCCAAACATGTCGATACGTTGTTCGGATGCGGGCGGAAGATGGTCGTCATGCCACCAGCCCCCCGCCCCGGCCCGCGAGGTGCATGGCCCCGCCGCCAGGCGCGTCAGCATGCTGGGCCGCCCCCGCATCAGGGTGGGAAGTCGTTGTGCCGCCAGGAAAACCAACCGTCAGCCCCCGCAGGAGTGCACCAGCACCCGCCGTGGTGTTGGTCGAAAAGTCATAGCCGGCGGCATTCGTGAACGGGTCGCCCGAAAGCGTCCCGCAACCCACGAACTGGTCAGGCCCATATCTGGACGTATCAAAATTGGCAACCGTGTTATTGCCCGCAAAACACCGGGTCAAAATCGTGTAGTTGTTCGCGCCGGTGCAGCGGAAGCCATACCCCGAGTTTCCGTAGGCCACGCATCGATCATACTGGGTAGCGCTGCCGGTCAGAAATCCGTGCGCATTGACCCCGCTACCACTCCCATAAGCGATACACCCTTGAACCGTTCCGCCGCCGTTGAATGCGTTGCCGTTCCCTGTTGCACCGTACGAGATACAGTCGATGAAACTGGTTCCCACGCCCGAATTGGCCAGAAAAACTGTTTGACTCGAGCCGGCCGTGGAACACGCCTTGGCGATGCACCTCACAGCATTGGAGGCGCTGACCAGAAGTAGCGTGACCTGGGTCGAGCCGCACGAAATGAACTCGCAATCCATGACCGTGCAGCCGCCGCCGGTCTGGATGGCGATCTGGTTCATGGCATTGAACCGGCAGTTGCGCACCAGACAGTTGGCGCCAAGCTGGATACCCGTGATACCGGTCTGAGGAGTTGGGTTCACGAAATCGAGATTGTAGATGTTCTGAGTGGCATTGAAATAACACATCAGTAGTGCGTTATTCACCGGCTTGAAAATCGGCCGGTTGGCATCCGTGTTATTCACCGTACGCGTGGTGTCGTAGCCGATCACATACAGGCCGGTCCCGTTGGTGTGGACTGTGCCGCCGGATACGTTCTGGCCGGCACTGCTGAACGTGTAAGCGGTCGCCGAATATTTCACGAAAATGGTGTTGTCGTTGTTCGCGATGTTGCAAATCGTGGCTGGGTGATCAGTTGCGCCTCCCATATTCCCTGTGGCGTTCGTCGTCGTGCCCGAGGTGACCACGTTCCGATCCACCGTCCAGGTCGTACTCGTGATGCCCGTGATCTCGTACCACCCGGCTGTGACATTGGTGCCGGTCAGCATGTGCACGACGTTACCCACGTCGGCCCCGGTCGGGGTGTACCCGGCGGTGAAGGTGATGACATTGGTGGTGATGGAGGTCGTGATCGTCGAGTTGTCGATCGCCACAGCGGGCGAAGTCGAAAGGGTTTTATCCACTCCGGGCGGCTGCGTCCCCGTGGTCGGCGGGGTGGTGGTGACCACCCGATCGGAGCCGATCGCAAGGGCCGTACCCTGGGGGAAGTAAGGCCCCCCGCTCACCGTCGCGACGTACAGATTCCAGGTCGCTCCGTTACCCGGATCGGTCGGATGAGTCACCGTAAAACTGGAGGTTGTACCACTCAGTGTCACCGACTGCTGGGGGCTGATCTGGGTCTCACCGCGTACACCGGGAGTATACGTGATTACGCAATAGTAGGTGCCCGCCGCGACCGTGCCGCCCGAGCCGCTGCCGGTGACGGTGGGAGCCGAGGGCGCAGCCTGGAATGGGTTGTGGCGGAAGGCCCCGCCGTTGTTCGCGGAGCCGGCTTGCCGGACTTCCCAGATGAGGCTTGCGTTCAGTGCCATCGGTTATTTGCCAGATCGGAGGTTGCCCGTCCTTTCGCGAGGTCAGGTAGTGAGGATCTTGCCTTGTAACCGGGCGGCAACTGTGGTCGTGATGTAAAACGCCGTGACATTGGCCGTGAAGGGATTGGCGTAGTAACCGGCCGACTTGCTCCACACCAGCGGCGTTCCGGGCTTGAGGACGAAGGTGTTGACCGGAGACGAGCCGCTGTTGGTTTCAATCGTGAGGCCCTTGTCACTGAGCAGGAAGACACTCTGCACGTTGGCGGCCGTGAAGGCGACGGCGAGGAGCTGGTCGGTCAGGCTGGCCCCGTAGTTCTGATCGAAAGCAATCTCCGTGCTGCCGACTTCGGACTGGACGCCGGAAAGGGGCGTACCGCCGGAGTCGCTCGAGATGGAGAACGTCAGCTTGTGGGTAGTGCTCAAGTCACGTACTCCTGGCAGATCGATTCGATCGACCGGTTGCGCTCTTCCACATTTGTCGGGTCCAAAATGTTGAAGATCCGCCCGTCCTTGACGAGCTTGTATCGCTGCTTGGGGCTGGGGTCGAGTGCGGGCCCGAGGTATCGGTGCTTGATGAGCGTCGTGGCTGTGGCCCAGACCTGCTTCACGTTGAGCGATTCCTGACCGCGCAGGGGGCGGACCTCGGCCCAGAATGTTGCGACATCAACCCAGGACTGCACCGGTTGACCGTAACTATCAATGGTCTCGATCAGGTCCTGGAGGGTGACCCGCTGGCGATACTTGCCGGCTTGCTGCGATTGCATGGTAGACTTAGATCAGGAGGGCGGAACGCGATGCCACGAGATATCGACTGGTTGCAGGCTGTGGCCGACGAGATCAATCGGCTTCAACGTGGCGGCCGTAAACGCGGCAACATCGAGGTATCGATACCTCGAGAGCTATTCCAAATCTTTCAAGCCAACATCAACAGAACGAACTTGCGACACTTCTGCGGGGCAGCTCCAGAGACGCTCTTGATCGTGGGTGTTAGTTTTGAGCAAAGCGTTTATCGCGGACGATTCGAGTGGCGACATCTTAGCTGGAACCGATTGGCATCCGCTAATGACATCCTGATCACCGATAGCAAGGGAATCGCGGTTTATCCTCCAATCGACTTCGCTTGCCTTACCGCGATTCAGGGATAGGAGCCCCAGTCGCATGGCGAGAGCAGGGCCGCGAAGATGGGATTGCACTGGTACGCCTGAGTGGCCGTCATCTCGCGGTTCTCGTAGAGCTCGGCCACCATCATCTTGATGGCCGTCCGGATGCATTCGGGGACGTCCGTTGCCGCCGGTCCATAGCCCGAGAGGTACTGCACGGTGATGGCCCCCGGAATGCATCGCACCGAGGGCCAGGTCTGGCCATAGGCGGGATGGATGCGGCCAGGAGCGCCGGCCTCGACCTGGTAGGCCGAGGGGTCGAGCGTCTGGATGTCGCCGTTGACGTCGAGGTAGGTGATCGACGCCACCGAGACCAGATTGGGGTTGTCGATCTGGATCATCGCCAGGGGCGTGTAAGGGTAGCTCATCGTCTGCGGGATATAGCTGCTGCCGTAATACATCGCACTGGGATACTGCGATGGCCATGGCCAGTGATCCAGGTAGGTCTCCCACGTCTGATGCACGAACGCCCGATGCAACTCCTTCTCGCAAACGAGCCGGGCCGCGGTGATCAGGCCCGCGACCAGGTCGTCATCATCGGGATACTCGATCCGCGCGTGTTGCTTCGCCTCGTCCGTCGAAATCGGCTCGACGGCCGGCGGGGTGATCAGCTTGTTGCGCTGGGGCATTGCTTAATGCTTGTGCTTGTGCTCGACCTTGACCGTTTCCTCGGCGTGCGCATGCTTCGCCGCGGTCGTTTCGGGGCTGACGGCCCGCTTGCCGAACTCCCCGGCCTGCTCCTCGGGCGGGGTTCTGGGCTCGGCCGCCTCATCGGCAGCAGCTTCGGCCTCGGCCTCGGCCTTTGCGTCAACGGCGACCGCGTAGCCGCCATCGATCAGTTCCTTGGCCTTGGGCTTGGGCAGGTCGAGCACGGTCCCGGCGTCGTGATTGCCATCGGGACCGGCCATGATCGCTGTGAGCTTGACTTTCATGATTCTTCAATCTCCTTTCGACCAGCGGCGCCAGGTGCGCACCGCCTTGAGCAACGCGATAAAGAGCCACGGTTCGAGTGCAACAAGCACCAGGCCGTCGCGTTTGACACTCCAGCCAGTGCGCTTGTCAATCCCGCAATCCCTATCGTATTCCAACGCGAACGAACGCATAACCAATCGTTTACGCGAGCTTGAGTCGCGAAAAAGCCTCCTCGAGTATCGGGGCGCCGTCGGCCCAGCGCCGAGCGATGAACCCAACTTCATTTGTACCTGAATACAATTCTACAAGTCGCTGCACCATCATCTCCGCGACCTGGGCGATGCGGTAGAAGCGGAAGCAGCCGAGCACCGCAATATAGAGGCCGGTGGTGAAAGTCGCCGGGGCGTACTCGCTCATGTAATACGGGATGTCGAGGATGCGATCAGGGGCCCCGCCGGTGATGCCCGGTTGCCAGATGTACTCGAGGTCATTGCCGCCGGTGGTCGAGGCTACCTTGAGCTTGCGGGCCAGCTTGACGAAGGTTCTGCTGACGACCCAGGCCGTAGCCGGGTCCTGCTGGTAGCCCTGTTTCAGGCTGTACTTCATGTCGATCAAGTTGTCAGCGGTGAACGTGGTTGTCGTCGCCGCGGTCACGTCGCGGGCCGTGCTGATGCCGCTGGCCGATGCCGTGAAGACGCCCAGCGGCTGGCCGGTGCCGCTGCCGGTGAGAAACGCTTTTTCTTCCGTCACCCCGAACTTGTAACCGAGCTCTTGATTGATGATGCTCTCCGCGTCATTCGAGAGGAGCAAGGTGCGGATCGAGGCTTTCGCCAGCTTGGTGCAGAGCTGCGGCTCGAGATCGCGACGATCGAAGGCCATCGTCGTGTCTTCGGTGACCGCCTGAACTTCCGTTGTCCAGTTGGCATCGCTCATGTCCGTGACGAGTTTCCTGATGCCGAGCTTCTGGGCATCGGTGACGGTGGTGATGGACCCCGCCGCCTGGCATAGCCTGCGGATGAACACCGTATCCATGATGATCCGGACGATATCGTCGGAGATCTGGACGGGCGTGATCAAAAAGCCGCCCTTGGCCGGCGTCGAGATGATCGTATCGCGATATTCAACCCCACGGGCCTGTTCGGGACGCAGCTCGCTCCTGACCTCGCCGGTTCGCAGCCAGTGCCGCCAGGCGGCGAGCTTCTGCTGGGCTGATTCCTTGGTGGCCAGTTCGCCCGTGCGGCGGTCGCGTGTTTCGGTGTGCAGCGGTTCGGACGTCCGCGGGATGGCGGCGTCGAGGTCGCTCTCGGCGGTCTCGAGCTTTTCCATGCGGTCGATCTTGACCCGCATCTTGTCCACATCTTCCATCGTTTTGTCATACTGCGCGTTCTCCTCATCGGAGAGCTCGCGCTCTTCCTTCTTGGCGTTCTCGATCAGTTCACGAGCCTGCTTCACGAGCCCGGCCCGCTCCTCTCGGAGTTCAACGGAGGTCTTCATGGACGATCCTCTCTTGGAAAGGGGCCGTGATCAGAACTCGGCCGTGACCAGTCGTAATCGCCGCTCCGCATACTCACGGAGTGGTGCCCGCCGAGACTGGGAGCGGCGGGATTCCTCGAAGCGTGCTTTCGCTTCCTTTTCGACCGAAGCGAAATCAACATCCGAGCCGGCCCGCAGGCCGACCGAGGTGCCGGTGTAGGCGGGATACGTCGCTACCGTCACGTCGAAGAGGTCAAGCGAGAGCAATTCTCTATCGGTGTAGAGTGTGTCTCCCTTCATGTACTCGGTGATCCGCTCGCCGGCCCGCTTGATGATCAGTGTCCCGTCGCCTTTATCCACGGTCGTCTGGCCGGTGTTGCCGTTGCGAACGGCGAAGCTAAACGACATGCCGCTGATGTCGCCCCGCTCGACGGGTGTTACCACCAGGTCCTGGACCGTCTGGGAGGCCGATAGCCGCGTTTCCTGGAGCAATCCCTTGTCTCGCTCACTGAGCGAGAGCGTGCCCGCCGTGCTGCGGCCCAAAACGAAGTTAGCATCGTGGTTGAACAGCGTCCGCACGTCCTGCCGCTCGGCGATCGCCGCCGAGAACGCTCCGGGCCGGACAATTTCACGCCAGACCCAGGAACTGCTTTCGTACAGGGTTGTCCACTCGTTGAACACCGACGCATAGCCCACAAGATAGGGCGTGGCCTGCCCGCTCTCGGCGCGGCGTTCGATGCGCAGTTCCGGTTGGGCCTGGATGCGGCGTTCGGTGGTCATGATGATTTCTCGTGGTGTACAAGCGTGTTATAATGCGAGAAGCGACCGGAGTTGTGATCCGGCCGCTCCCCTGACCACAACCCCGTCTAGACTGGAGACGCGGCCATGGCTGAGAACGACCCTACCGCTTCGGCCGAAGAAACGCCGTTCGAGTTGGAACCGCCAATGACTAAGGCGGAGAAGCAAAGAGCGTATAACGCGGCTTGCAATTATTCTCTGTCTCATTTACTCGATGATCCCAAGTTGGTTCGCGCCGCTGCCCGATACCTTGAACATTCAATCAAACGGCGAGAACAAAGGAGCCCGCACGATGAGCGAACCCCCCGATCCCGATCTGGAAGCCGATCTCAAGGCCGCCCGCGAAATCCTCGCCCGGATCAGGGCCGGGGAACCGACGATTCCGTGGGAGGAGGTGAAAGCCAAGCTCGGCCTGGATGATCTTCTGACGACTCATCGAGGGCGTCGTCGCGTCAAGGATCAGGA